CAATGTATATTCCACTGCATTGACATTGCTTGTGAATGTTACTCCGTCTTTTTTATTCATCTTTATGACACTTTTAGGTATTCCGATTTAAATCACCGCCTGACAAATAAGCTCTGTCACTTCTCCATTTTTAGAAAAAACTCTCATAATATTATAAGCTTTGTTTTCATATGAAATAGTTTCTTCATCCTCATAATCAATAGATTTAACTTCAAACATTAATTCTGGCTTTAACCCTGTAGATAATGCTTGGTAGTATTCGCTTTGTCTAATAGATTTTTTATTTACAAATACTTCTTTCTCAATAGGTGTCAACACTGTATCGCCTATATCGTTTTGTGTTTCTGTATAACTAATTAATTTAGCTATATCACACCACAACATTATAATCACCACTTAATGCTAGNTGTTGNTTTAGCATTAGATACGATTCTTGCAGTCTTTCTGCGTCTGGATTATCCCAACCAAAGTTGGCTTTGACATATGTTGTTATAGCTCTTTTNATTAAAGCATCTAGTTCATTAATGTTAATAACNCCACTAATTCCTAGGTCTAATTTAGCTGCATCTATGAGATCTAATATCTCAGCATCAAATGCTGTGTTTTTTATTCTNANTGNNANTTTCACATTATTTAACATTCTACCCCTCCTCTTAAAAGGGAAAGGGAAGGTTATACCCCTTCCCTATTTTTATTGTGTTGTGTCTGAAATAGTAACAGTTACTACTAAAGTTGCCCCATTAAATATTAATGTGAATATCTTTTCACCAATTGCTAATGTAGCTAGGTATTCTTTTTTAAGTGTTATAACGCCCTCTACAATAGTGTAATTAGTCGGATTAACTGTAGCGGTCCCTATTTTAATGATTTCTACAGGTGCATTACCTGTAACAGTAAGCACTACATTCGCCTGTTCACTAGTTTTTTTGTCAAATGTAGCTGTTTCAGGGCTTACTGCTACAATGACTTTTTTATTAAAGCGAATGCTTTGTTTTCGTAAACATCTCCATCAACAATCTCATAAGCTACATAATCTGTTGCTCTAGCTTTTGCATGATCTTCAGTAACAAGCTTCATTTGTTGATTAGTGTTCATCCAATAGCCTTCACTTGCATTACCTATTAATACTGATCCCTCAGCTAAAGTACCTTCTGGTTTTACAATTAACCCAAACATTCGGCCTACTCCTCCATTAGTTACATCTGGAATAAACATAGGTCTACCAAATTCATCTAGTATATTAGCTAGTTGATTCCAAATTGTTTTACTATTTGCATATATAGCAGAACCTTCTATCATTGTCTCATGTAATAATCCTACTGCTTCTGTAATATCTGCATATACAATCCCATCTAATGCATCATAACCAACTATTTGTGGTGTAGCAACTTCTGCTTCTAATACAGTAACAATACCTGTAGGTTGATTCTCTCCACTACCATTAGTAACTGCATTAGCAAGTGCTACTCCTAATCTATTAGCTAATTCAGCTTGTAAGAATGGAATGAAATCTTCTACTGACATAACTTGCATTTTCCAAGATACAGTTACAGCCTTCGCTAATTCATGGCCAGTTAATGTAAATTGGCCAAATGTATTTTCTTCATCTGCAACTGGTGTAGCTTCTAAATACCAAGCTGCATCTCCTGAAGCAATGGTCGCATGTTTGTTTTTTGTAATATTCCCTGGTACATTAAGTTTTTTAACATCTGCTAATAATGGGTACTTAGCCATCATCAACTGTTGAATTCCTTGAACTACTGTCTCTGGAATAAGAGTGGATATTGAAGTTGTATGTGTATAAGCATTAGTAATGTTATTTACTTTGTTAAATAGTGTAGTTTCATCCTCTGTCATATTTGCTTTTAATAATTTTTTAGCCCACGCTTGAACATAAAGTTCCTTTTCATCAACTACTTTGTCAGTAACAATATTCTCCATTACTTTAGCCCCCTCTACTTTTTTGCCTTCGTTTTCTAAATCTGTTATTTTAGATTTATCTTTTAATGCTTCTATGTTAGCATTAGATAGTTTAGTAGCCTCCCACTTGTCATCTAACTCTTTCACCTCTACCATTTTTTCATTTGCCTCTTCTGTTTTATTTTCTGCTAAAAAATTCTCCGCTTCTACAATTAGTGCATCTCTCATTTCTAAATATTTTTTATAATTCATAATTTACACTTCCTTTCGCTTTAGTTTCATTAGTTTTAAATTCGTATTTGACAATTCTTTTTGTTTAAATTCATTTCTTATTTTCTCTATTACTTCTGGTGGTAACATACCTAAATGATTAAGACTAGCAACAAGCTTAATTTCATTTTCAAACATAACTTCATCAATTAGTCCATAATCTTTTGCTTTATCAGCTGTCATCCAAGTTTCATTATCCATCATACTTAGCAAGTCTGCTTGTTTCATTCCAGACTTTATCCTATAAGCATTTGCTATAGTTTCATTTGCGTTTTTTAATATTCCTGCTGTATGTTGCATTTCTCGATGATCTCCTTCGGCATATGTTGATACATTATGTATCATCATTTGAGCAGTCGGTGACATAGAAATTTTATTACCTGCCATTGCTACTACACTTGCAGCACTTGCAGCTATCCCTACTATATTTACTTTTACATTCCCTTGATAAGACTTTAAAGCTGTGTATATTTCGGAGCCTGCGAATACACTTCCGCCACCTGAATTAATTTCAACTTCTAAATCTTCTCCATTTGCATCTTCCATAGCTTTATTTACTGATTTAGGGCTAGTTGCTTCAATTTCAAAATAATCATAAATCCATTGGTCACTACTTTCAATAATAGGTCCTTTAATATTTACTTTTTTTGGCATTTAATCACCTCCTATTCATCTGCTGGTCTAGTATCTAATCTTCTTATATATTCATCCCCTCCTTCACGCGGTGCCATATTCAATATTTCTCTTACTTCATTTGGATTCAGTATGCCTCTATCGACATATTGCACCAGTTTAAGTTTTGTTTCCATACTTGCAAAACTTAAGTTAGAGCTTTCAAACACTATTTTGTTCCCAAAACCTCTTTCTCTTCTGCTAAATAGTTTTCTAGTATATTCTCCACTCATTTGTACTATTTCTGGTTCAATAGCACTTTCATAATAAGCAATCCATTGATCTTCTGAATAATCTCCTTGGATAATGCTTAAATTTATATTAAAAAAGGACAAAATCCGTTGAACGGTCTTATCCATCTGAGTGGCATTTGGCACATAGTCTCTAGGTTCTACTTGTTTTATATCTGCTTTAGCATCTGTTGCTGCTGCTCCCACAGTCTCGGATTCAATATTCATATAGTCATTAATAAATTTTTTAGTATATTCTTTCATATCTTCAGGTCTTATCGTATTATTAAATTTTAACAGCCATTTAATAATATTTGAGTTTTTAATAGCCTTAACAATTCCCTGATCTGTTGTTGTCACTATTTCCATCAATGGTGTAAGTGCCGCCGCTGGAGATTCCCCAAATATATCACTTTGATTAAAATCTTTTCTTAAATGTATAATGTCGGTATATCTCAGGTCTATGGTTTTCCCATTTTTTAACGTAAATCTTAAAAACATTTCTCCACTTTTATTTTGTATTGCTTCTACATATGTTGTAAATATTGGATATATTGCAACTGGATAATTATTAGGATCTCTTTCAATATATGCAAATGAATTATTATTTAATTCTAATTGTATAATCATTTTCTCTTGAAACATCTGCCCTGTCATAAGTGGGTTGGGTTCTTCAAGTAAGAATTTCATATACACATCTGGATTTACTTTAGCCCCATCCGGTCCTTGTCTTAAATGCTTACCTATCGCTTTACCTATCGCTCTTGCTTTTGGTCTTATAGCTGATCGTACTATATCTGATTGATATAATTTACCACTCCAAGAGTAAAATCCTTCTCCTGCTTCAGTTATCATTTTATAACTTGATACTGTAACTGTTTTATTTATTAATCTGTCTAATATTCCCAATATCTCACCTCCTAAATTTTATTTTAATGTTTAGATGGATAATATTTTGCTAATAATAGGATCTATTAATACAACTTTTATTCCTATTTGCTCCGTTAACGCATTTTCAATCATTTCTATATCTTTTGGCCTTATCGGACTGCGTAGTTGCATTAATATAACTTTGCTATCTGCGTTTAGTCCCTCAATTTCTTTTAACTCTACCTCTGTCCCATCTTCAAATTTTGCTATTAGCTTCATTACATCCTCCCTTAAATCATATTATTATAATCTTCATAGTGCCGCTCTAGTGCAACATATGCATTTAATAAACTCGCTAGTCCATCAATTCTTCTCCTGCTTTTACTTGTCTTTATTGGCTGTATATTATCATTTTTATCCCTATCTACAGATGTATTAGATAGACACCATTTCAATATTGGATTATTATTATAGTTGATCTTCTTAGATTCTA